AGAGGACGACAAGGCGCAGATCATCTTGCTCGACGCGTTCAAGGACAGGATGGCGTTCCCCGAGCTCAAGGCCGTGGCGCTCAAGCACTACAAGGAGTGGCAGCCCGATGCGTTCATCATTGAGAAGAAAGCCGCTGGGGCCCCCCTGATACAGGAGCTGCGCAAGATGGGCATCCCGGTGCAGGAGACCAACCCGAGTCGGGGCAACGACAAGATCACCCGGGTCAACGCCATTGCGGACCTGTTTGCCTCGGGGATGGTCTGGTGCCCGGACACCCGGTGGGCCCGGGAGGTGATCGAGGAGGTAGCGTCGTTCCCCAACGGAGACAACGACGACTACGTGGACACCACGTCACAGGCACTGTTACGATTCAGGCAAGGCGGCTTTATCGCACTTGAGAGCGACGAGCCCGACGAGCCACGGTTTTTCAAACGCCGGGCCCGCGCCTACTATTAAGGACACACTATGGCCACCAACATCGACAAGGCGCTCTACAGCGCCCCTACCGGCATCGAGGAGCTTGCGCAGGACGAAGCGCCCATTGAGATTGAGATCGTTGACCCCGAGCAGGTCAACATCCAGGCAGGCGGCCTTGAGCTGTCCATCACCCCGGGTGAAGACGACGATCCGTTTGCGGCCAACCTTGCCGACGAGCTCGACGCAGGGGAGCTGGCAACGCTGGCTGGCGAGCTTGCCGATGACATCACCAACGACCTGGGCTCACGCAAGGAGTGGGAGAAGTCCTACGTGCAGGGCTTGAAACTGTTGGGGCTGCAGTACGAGGAGCGCACGGAGCCGTGGGACGGCGCTTGTGGCGTGTTCCACCCGATGATCACCGAGGCGGTGGTCAGGTTCCAGTCGGAGTCGATCACAGAGACGTTCCCGGCCCAGGGCCCGGTCAAGACCAAGATCGTTGGCCGACAGACGCCGGAGAAAGACGAGGCTGCAGACCGGGTGCAGGACGACATGAACTACGAGCTGACCGAGGTCATGCGCGAGTTCCGTCCAGAGCACGAGCGCATGCTCTGGAGCCTGCCGGCCACCGGCTCGGCGTTCAAGAAGGTCTACTACGACCCCAGCCTGGGGCGACAGGTCAGTATGTTTGTGCCCGCCGAGGACATCATATTGCCCTACGGGACGACTGACCTGGACACCTGCTACCGTGTAACCCACACACTGCGCAAAACCAAGAGCGAGATCATCAAGCTGCAGCAGGCGGGCTTCTACCGCGACATCGAGCTGCCCGACCCAGACAAGAGCAAGACCGACATCCAGCAGGCCAAGGACAAGGAGACGGGCTTTTCGGACCTCAACGACGACCGATACACCCTGTACGAGAGCCATGTTGACCTCGTGATCAAGGGCGACGAGCACACTGAGTGTGACGAGGACGGTCAACCGCTGGGGATCACGCTGCCGTACGTGGTGACGGTGCTAAAAGGCAGCAACGAGGTGCTGGCCATCCGCAGAAATTGGTCGCCGGACGACACGTTGCACCTCAAACGGCAGCATTTTGTGCACTACCAGTACATTCCGGGCTTCGGAGCGTACGGTTTTGGCCTTTTTCACCTGATCGGGGGCTACGCCAAGAGCGCAACGAGCATCATGCGCCAGTTGGTGGATGCAGGTACGCTGTCCAACCTGCCCGGGGGCCTGAAAACCCGTGGTTTGCGCATCAAAGGCGACGACACACCCATCGCTCCGGGCGAGTTCCGCGACGTGGACATCTCCTCGGGGGCGCTGCGGGACAACATCCTGCCCCTGCCGTACAAAGAGCCGTCGGCTGTGCTGGCGGGGCTCATGGACAAGATCGTCGAGGAGGGGCGCAGGTTCGCTGCAACGGCGGACATGAAGGTCAGCGACATGTCGGCGCAGGCTCCGGTGGGCACCACGCTGGCGTTGCTGGAGCGCCAGCTTAAAGTGATGACGGCGGTCTCGGCCCGGTTGCACTTCTCGTTCAAGCAGGAGCTCAAGCTGCTGGCCGGGCTCATCCGCGACTACACGGACGACGACTACGACTACGAGCCGGTCGATGCACCGCGCAAGGCCAAGAAGTCAGACTACAGCCACGTCGAGATCATCCCGGTCAGCGACCCCAACGCGGCCACCATGAGCCAACGCGTTGTCCAGTACCAAGCCGTCATCCAGATGGCGCAGATGGCCCCGGACATCTACGACCTGCCCAAGCTGCACAGGGGTATGTTGGAGGTGCTGGGCATCAAGAACGCCGCTGAGCTTGTGCCGCTGGAGGACGATCAGAAACCGAAAGACCCGGTCTCGGAGAACATGGCTGCGCTTAAGGGTGAGCCGCTCAAGGCGTTCATGTACCAGGACCACGAGTCGCACATCAAGGTACACACCTCGGCCATGCAGGATCCGATCATCATGCAGCTCGTGGGGCAGAACCCCAGAGCGCCGCAGATTCAGGCAGCCATGACGGCGCACATCGCAGAGCACGTTGGGTTCGCATACAGGCAGAAGATTGAGCAGCAGCTCGGCATGCCGCTGCCGCCACAGGACGAGAAGCTGCCGCCAGAGATCGAGCTGCAGCTCTCAGCCATGATGGCCCAAGCCGCCCAGCAGGTGCTCCAGCAGAGCCAGTCGCAGGCAGCCCAGCAGCAGGCGCAGCAGCAGGCGCAAGACCCCGTGCTTCAGATGCAGCAGCAAGAGTTGCAGCTACGCGGGCAGGAGCTGCAGCTCAAAGAGAAGCAGATGGCGGTGGACGCTGCCGCCCGGGCCGACGAGCTGGCGCTCAAGCGCGAGGAGCTGACCGCACGCATGCAGTTGGAGGGCACCAAGGTGTCTCTCAAAGCGCGTCTCGACACAGAGAGGTTGGCCGCCGAGCAGCAGCGCGATGGCGTTCGCATGGGCGTTGACATCGCCAAGACTAAAGACCAGATGGCTGCGCAGCGCATGCAGCAGCAACAAAAGGAGAAACCAGCTAAATGATCCAAGATTTCGCACGCGTACTGCGCGAGAAGATACGCACCGACATGAACAACTACGCCGATGACTTGGCCGGCGGAGCATGTCGCTCATTTGACGAGTATCAAAAACTCTGCGGTGTGATCCAGGGTCTCGCTATCGCAGAGCGTCATTTAATCGACCTTGCAGAGAAAGTTGAAAAAGCCGATGAGTGAACTTGATCTCTCCCCCGGTGCATTTGCACTGCCTGATCCCATCCAGACAATGGATGCGCCAGCTCCCAACGCAACAGCGGAGGAAAAAGCGACCAGCCTGCCGTCCCCTACCGGGTGGAAATTGCTGTGCGCTGTACCCGAAGTATCTGAAAAGTACGAGGGAACCACACTGGAGTTGGTTAAACCTACGTCATTTGTTAAACAAGAAGAACACGCCACCACGGTGCTGTTCGTCTTGGATGTCGGCCCCGACGCGTACAAAGACCAAGCCAAGTTTCCAAACGGGGCGTGGTGCAAAAAGGGCGATTTCATCTTGGTGCGCACCTATTCGGGTACGCGGTTCAAGATTTTTGGCAAGGAGTTCCGTCTGATCAATGACGATCAGGTGGATGCAGTGGTGCAAGACCCGCGTGGCATTACACGCGCATAAGGAGTACTCATGGCAACAGGTGAATTTAAGTTTCCTGACGAGCAGGACGACAAGGACGACAAGATCGAGATTACGACATCGGGTGAAAGCGATGTCGAGATTGAGATCGTAGACGACACCCCCGAGCGTGACCGGGGCCGTAAACCGTTGGATCGGGAGGTCTCAGACCCCACCGATGACGAGCTGGACAGTTACACCGAGGGCGTCAAAAAGCGCCTGAAGGAGCTGACCCACGCCCGCCACGACGAGCGCCGGGCCAAAGAAGCCCTGGCCCGCGAGAAGGCAGAGCTGGAGCGGCTGGCGCAAGCGATGGTGGACGAGAACAAGCGTCTCAAGCAGTATGTGCAGTCGGGCACCGAGCAGTACATGACGATGGCCAACCAAGCGGCGGAAGCCAAGCTTGAGAAAGCCCGGCGAGACCTCAAAGCCGCGCAGGAGGCGTTTGATACTGACGCCATCATTGCCGCCC